ATAATATTAGTATAATTGATGGTGGATCTGGTTGGCAAACACTAGATGCTGTGCCAGATGTGTATATTACCGCCCCCTTAACCACCACAGGTAAGAGAGCAACAGTAACTGCTCAATTTGTAGGCGGTGCGATGACTGGTATTCAGGTAACTGACGGAGGATCTGGGTATTCTTCCTCATCTCCACCACAGTTACAGATAAGAAATGTGCACAAGGTAGTGGATCGTACCATAGATAACGGTGCATATAGATCAACATATGCGGATGATATAAGAACATATCTACTTTCTTTACCAGAAGGTGACTCAGTATCAACTGCTGCTACGTTAAGAGCTCTAGAAAATCTACCTGAGAACTTTTTTGATCAATATAAGGTAGCAGACTTCAGTGTTAAGGGTGATCCAAACGCTCAACGTGTTAGAAAAAAGGCTCAAAGGATGTATAGTGACACTGCTACAAACCCATTAAGGGAATCCAATAGAATTGATGACTTAGATATGAGTGTAGTAGACAATAGTACTGTAATACCTACGGAATTAAAGGATACTCTTAGGCAATATCTCCGTGATGAGAACCATAGAAGTAGAATGCAGCATATAGATGATATAACACAAAAGATTATTCCCGAATATAGTAACCATGATGAGCGTTATGTTACTACTATACAGGGTAGAATTAGTGAATTACCTCATGCGTCAGAGTATACTAAGTACATGATGAAGCAATATAGACCCGATCCTCAAGATAGTATAGATATTAATATAACATTATCATGTAGTACCGTGGAAAGTGGGTGTGGGCATATCACATGTCCTGCACCTCCAGGATCATCTCCTGGTCCATACCAGTCATTTTCTATGTCTGGGTTACTTGGAGATGGATGCAAACCGTGGACTGCGTCGGGAACGATGAAAGTGTGGAATGATTTGACCAGAGCTAATGCAGCATGGTCAGCTGCAATAGCAGCATACGGAAACCCTTACGATACAGGAATGTATTTACCCTAATGGCAATAGGAGCAGCGTTATTTAAAGGCAATTGTAGCGGTCATGGCACTGGTAGCGGATCTATGCACCATCCAGGACTAGGTGGAGGAACACTTGGTGGATGCCCTCACTCACCAACAGCAGGGCAAATTGTTGCTTGTTCAGTAGCACAGATGGATGCTGTTACAACTTGGAAGCCTACTGAGCAAAAACCTAGACAAAAGTTAGAAAGGAGTGTTATAATAAACAACAAGATCCCTATCATAGATAGAGATGAGCTTGTTCTACACCCTACTAAAACAAAACACAAAACTACTTCCGTTGGCAACAAGTGTTATACCGTCAGATCAAGTCCTGCGTGGCATTGCACGGAGGGTATATCAGGTGGTAGAGAGTCTTCAGAGGGACATCAGCGTAGATGTTACTCTAGTACGAAGACAGTATGGATTACAGGCAAACTTGCTGGTAGAATAGGTGACGATTTAGGTGAGGATACAACTGAGTGGCCTTGCTTATCAACTATCTCAGGTGGGAGTAAAGACGTTTTTATTGGAGATTAATTATGCCAAAGTTCAAAAATGGTGGTGCGTGGAGTAATACTGATTACATTATTCCGCAACCAAAAAAGACTCGTCAAGGAAGAAGTCCTCATACTAAGTTGAGTGCTACTTCACGTAATGCAAAGAAGAAAGCCTATCGAGGACAGGGTAGATAATGGGCATTATTAATCAGAAAAAGAACCCTGACAGAGAATTTAAATCCTCTGTTGTACAAAGGGAGGGTAATTCTGGTATTGCTGATGAATCATATGATTATAGAATACCTAAAGGTGTTCCACCAGTACCAAGAGCATCAATACCAAGAGATGATACACAAAGAGAACCTGCAAATTGGTATTTGAATCCAGAAGAGTCTTCTAGACCCATTGTCCCTCATGTTGGTGGGTGGATGGAGAAGAAACTAAGTGGGGAGCAAATGAAGTTCCTTTGGGATATGATTGGTAAGAAGAGAGAAAGTTGCGGTTATATGCTTGCTGGTCATGTGATGGATAGTTTCTACCTTGACGATGAGGGAGATTATTTTTACACAAACGTCTTGGATCCATTGATGCAAGAGTATATCCATAATTTTGGTAATCCAGGAGATAAAATAGCAGTTAATAACTTACATCCTTATTGTTTACATAGATGGTGGGTAAATTATCAGCGTCAAGGTGAATATAACCCTACTCATGACCATACTGGGTGTTTTAGTTTTGTTGTTTGGATGAAAATTCCGTTTACTAATGAGGAACAGAACGAAACAGGTGATACTGAGCAAGTTCAAATTGCTAAAAGAGCAGGATTAAATTCGGGTCATGCTTCAAATGGAAATTTTGAATTCCATTACACTGATATTTTTGGTGCTAATCATTCATTTTGGTATGATATGGGACGACCATTAGAAGGTACTATGCTTCTATTCCCATCAAATTTCAAACATCAGGTATATCCATTTTTTAATAATGATGAATTTAGAATTTCTATATCTGGTAATATTGTTCTTAACACCAATACAAGAATACCTGTAGAAATGAATACGGATATAGCTGACTTGATGGATAAGGATAAATTGGAGAGAAATAATGTTAGTACTGGTACTTCTATAGTATCTCTACCAGAACATACAGGTAAGAAAATTGGTGAATATCATTATCCACCATATAATGATGTTAATGAGATATTATTTAATATCATACAAGATTTGGGACCTGGTAATACAGGAGTAAATCCTGAAGAAGCACATTGCACAATGACTGACTGGGACTTGTATACAAGTCAAGAACATGTTAAAACTATGGTGGATTGGGTTCAAAGAATTATTGATGACCAGTTTAATCCTCCAGAGCATGATTTTAAGACAGTAGAGACATGGGCGGTTACATATAAGGAAGGTGAAGACATAGACTGGCATAGTCATGGAATTAGTTGTTATTCCTTTGTTTATTATGTTAATGTTCCAGAAGGATCATCACCCTTGCTATTTCAGAACCCAGAGGGTATAATAGATCCAAGACCAGGTAAGGTAGTTATTTTTGAAAGTAGAATGAAGCACAAGGTTCCACCTAATAAGTGTAATGGTAGATGTGCTATATCAGGCAACATTTTCCTAAAAAAACATAAAAAATTATGACTTTATCAACTAGATTAAAAGAAGGTACTAAGAAATCTCACAATGCAGCAGAAAATACTAAATTTATTGCTGGATTCCTTAAAGGAGTACTAAACCCAGAAGAGTACCGTAAACTAATTACGGACTTTTATTTTGTCTATGAGACAATGGAGGAAAGGATACAGGAAACTAAAGATCCTCTAGCAAGTACATTGAAACAATGGGGTGCGAAATTATTCCGTACTGCATTTCTTAATAGAGATCTTAGGTATTACTATGGTCCTATGTACAGGAGTATGATGACACCATCAGAAGCTTGTAACACATATTGCTATAGACTTAATGAAATTGCAGAGAAGGATCCATATCTTCTTATAGCACATCATTATACTAGGTATATTGGTGATTTATCAGGTGGTCAAATACTTAAGGGTATTGCTAAGAAGGCGTTAAATCCCCCTGAAGGAGAGGGATTACACTTTTACGACTTTCCTATGATAGATGATGCAAAGGCGTTTAAAACCGATTATAGAGCAGTTCTAGATGGGTTAGAAGTTAATGAGCATCAGGTTAATACATTGATTACTGAAGCAAACTATGCATTCAGACTTAACATGTATATTTTTGATGAACTTCAGGGAGATGCTAAAAAAGGACTACTTAAAGTACTCTGGGCAACTATTACTGGAAAATGAAAGGCACTTTAGCTAATTTGTATCCAACTCCAATATATTGGGTGGAGAAAGTTGATAACTTTAATGAAATACAGAATGAAATTACTACAGCATTAAAAGAAGTTGAATTTGGAATGAAAGGGGATTGGGGTGCAACCCATTTCCTTTCAGACCCAAGTTTTAAAGATAATTTCATTATTAAAAATGATTTAAACTTTTTGAGAGATCAAATTGTATATCATTTAGATCATTATATGAAATCTATAAATTTTCCTCATACTAATGGGTATATTGGAAGTTCATGGATTTCTTTATTTAAAAAAGGTAATTATGGACATTGCCATCATCATGGTACTAGTGATGTGTCTGGAGTATACTATTATAAAACTGATGGATCTGATGGTAACATATACTTTGAAAATCCAACTCCTGCTATGACTTCATCTTTTTGCTACAAAGCTTTATGTGAAAGAGAGCAAATAGTTCCTAGTAATGGTCTGCTTGCTCTATTTCCTGGTTGGTTGATGCATGGTATAACGACAAATCAGACAAATCATGATAGAATGAGTCTATCTTTTAATATAGTCTTTGATAGAAACGAGAGCACTTATTAATTATGAAAATCAACGCATATGAACATGGGTTTCCATTCATCATTGTAGATGACTATTTTGATGATGAAGAGATGGAAATGTTGTGGAATGAGGTCGATAATTTGTATAAAGAGGACATTTTCTTAGATCCAGTCGACTCTTATAGTGCTTTTGATGCGAATGGCTTTCTAAAAAACAATAAATGCATCCATTTAGACGAATTTTATGGTAAAAATCGAGAAAAATGTGATATTTTACGCATAAATCGCAAAGTTTTTACAAAAGAGGTCTTACAACAGGGAAAAAATTGGTTTTTTACCAATTTTATTAAGACTTGCGACTATGATTCCACATTATTGTCATATTACGAGGGTGACAACTATTATAGAGCACATACAGATGCATCAACGGTTACTGGTCTATTTTGGTTCTTTAAAGAGCCTAAACAGTTTAGGGGAGGGGAGTTTATATTTCCTGATTATAAGGTTGATATTGAAGTAATTAACAATAGAATGATATTTTTCCCATCATTTATTAGGCATCGGGTTTTGGAAGTTTATTTAGATCCAAAATTTGAAGGACAAAATATGGGTAGATGGTGTATGACACAATTTTTAGATTCTAAGTCAATGGCCGACATGGAAGAGTCTAAAACTAGAAAGGATATAGAAAAAATGCGATTAAAGAAGGAACAAATGGATAAGGATGTAAAAAAGGTTATGTTTAATAGATAAATAATAAAGACGTATACCGTCTTTATTCATGAGTGATCCCATTATATTCAAAAGTATAGTACCAAGAGGAAGCTCTGTAGGACCTACTACAGAGGAAATGGAGGCAGCTTATAATAAGACGGATGGAAAGGGTGTGGCAAATAGACCTGTTGATATGTCTGAAGAATTCCGAAAGAATGGTTGGGAACACTGTAAATATCTAATTACAGACCCAAGAAGTGACTATTATCTTAAAAAAAGGGAAGGTGAATAGTGGCATTAAAACCAATAACAGGAGCAGAATTAACCAAAGATAAATCTAGAAGTTTCGCTGATGTTAATATCGCATTTTCTAAAAATAGGTTTACTGATGATTGTTCAAAGGTAACAAATGCAAATGCAATCAAACAAGCTATTAAAAATCTAGTTTTAACTAGACCAGGAGAAAAATTATTCAAGAGTAATGTTGGTAGTGGAGTATATCAAAGACTATTTGAACAGTTAGATCCCTTTACACTAGATACAATACAAGGTGAGATCATAAATACCATTAACCAATATGAATCTAGAGTGCAGCTTCTAAGTTGCAAATTAACTCCATTTTATACTGCAGGTAAAGTTTCAGTAACCGTTAGATATAAGGTTGTTGGATTGCCTATTACCGAGTCTATATCATTCGTATTACAGAGACCTAGTTAAATGCAACCGAATAAGTTAACAGCATTAGACTTTGAAGATATCAAAGCTTCTATAAAATCATATCTGAGAACTAGAGATGAGTTTACAGATTATGACTTTAATGGATCCACATTATCATATCTCGTTGATGTTTTAGCGTACAATAGCTATTATTCTGCATTTATGTCTAATATGGCAATGAATGAAGTATTTTTGCCATCATCTACAATTAGAGATAATGTTGTTAATATTGCTAAACTATTAAATTATGTTCCTAGATCAATTACATGTGCTAAAGCATGTGTGATGTTGGAAGTACAGACATCTCAAACTAATCAGGCATATCCTAGTTCAGTTACCTTAAAAAGAGGACCAGTTGCAAGAGGTAGTAATTATATTTGGAATATTTTAGAAGATATTACAGTAGAGGTTGATACTGTAACTGGTAAAGCAACATTTCCTTCAGTTACTATTAATGAAGGGTCTATAATCAATTTTTCGTATACTGTTAATACTTTCCAGACTCAAGAATATAAAATCCCTTCTGAAGACGCTGATATAGAAACTTTAAGAGTTACAGTTAAAGCTAACGAATCTTCTACCACTTCAGACCTTTATAACATGGTAGAAACTGTTACCAACCTAAGTGGTAATACACGTAGTTACTTCCTCTCTGAAGGCGAGGATATGAGGTATCAGGTAAGATTTGGTGATGATAGTATTGGTAGGAAATTGAAAGATGGTGAAGTTATTAATTTTGAATATTTGACTTGTTCTGGAAAAGAAGCAAATGAAGTAACTGGTTTTGGTTATATTGGAACTATGGAAGATAGTAACAATATAGCAGTAGCTAACTCCGATATTATTCTTCATACTAAACAACGTTCTCAAATGGGTGATGACCCAGAAACAATAGAATCTATTAAGTATATGGCTCCAAGATTCTATGCTTCTCAATACAGAGCAGTAACAGCACAGGATTACGCTGTTATTACTAAAAATCTTTATTCTAATGCTGAGTCTGTTGTTGCTTATGGTGGAGATTCTTTAACACCTCCGATATACGGTAAAGTATACGTTGCTGTTAAAACTAAGACTGGATCTCTTTTGAACGACCAATCTAAGAAGGATTTACAGACAAAATTAAGATCATATTCAATGGCATCTATAGATCCTGTTGTTATCGATCCAGATGAGCTTTATATCTATCCTAAAGTCTTTGTTCTTTATGATACTGGTGTAACGAGTAATACTTCTGATATTAAAACAAATATTCAGAATGCTATTAATGATTGGGCTACTCAAACACAAATTAATAATTTCAACTCTACGTTTAGAAACCAACAGTTCCAAAAAGCAATTGCTTTAGCAGATAAGGCAGTTAGTGACGTTTCTGTTCAAACTTCTCTTTTAAAGTATATTAGAGCAGATGCCAACCAGACAAATACTTATTGTATTTCTACTGGTGGTGCTCTTTATAATAGTGCTCCTAGTAATACAGATGGAACATGTAATAAAGAGCCAGTTATACTTTCTGGAAACTTTAGAACTGCTGATAGACCAGGTATCGATCAATTATTTGAAGATGATGGATTTGGTAAACTAAAAACATTCTATAATACTGGAAATAAGAAGGTATATACTAATAATACTGCTGGTAGTATTAATTACGATACTGGTGAAATATGTATAGGTCCTATTAATATTGTTGGTGCAGGCGATGATGTTCCTGATTCAACAAACATGGATTTAACCGATCCTGTAACAGGAATAGGTACTGTTATAGATCCTACTAAATTACCTACGAATTTAAACCTCCCAGTACTCTTTATACCAGGCAATAATACGACAATTCCAGCGTCAACGCCTGGTACTATTATTAATGTAGTTAATCCTGAAGTAACGGTAGCACCAATTGGAACTATTCCACCTACCACTATCCCTCTAAATAGTTTGACACCACAAACATTTAACCAAACACCAACTTTGGTTGAGGTAACTCAGATTACTAATACAGGTGATCCAAACAGCTCGACTTGTTTCTAAAATTAGATGGCAAATACGAATAAGGTCTCTCAGTCAGTTAAATCATTAACTCCTGATTTTATTGAACAGGATTATCCACTGTTTAATAAGTTTATTGAGTACTATTATAGATCTCAAGAAAAGACTGGTCTAGGACAGAATATAGTTAATAATTTCCTACAATATCTGGATATTGATAAACTGGATGTTGGGATTCTTGATGGTGCGACAAAGATTGTAGAACCAATAACTGCCACTGATGATAAGATAATTGTAGAGTCTGTTGATGATTTCTTAGAGAAGAATGGATCATTATTAATTGGTGATGAAGTAGTATATTACGAAAGAACAACAGCTTCACCTAATATTGCGTTAAGTCCAGGTATTTCATATGAACAGGTCCAGTTAAAATGGACTGGTCTTGCAAGTCCATTATCACTTTTTGATGGTTCTAGACAGAGATTTCCGTTAACATCACAAGATAATCCTATTGCTCCACCATCTGCACAGCATTTAATTGTTAAAGTGTATGGTGAATTGCAAGTACCTCTTTTAGATTTTACTGTAGATGGTACTGATATTGTCTTTACTCAGCCTCCTAGAACAAAATTGGATGCTGATGACACATCTTCCACTACTATAACATATATGAGTGGTTTTATTGAGAGTCCTATAGTACAAATTGATAATATATCAAATAGTTTTGGTGATGATAAGAGACAATTTACTATTACTAGGAACAATGAGAGATATGAACCAGTTATTGATGAATATGTTTATGCGATATATGACAATCAACTTTTAATACCAAAAGAAGAATTTTATATTGACCACGATCAATTTATATTTAAAAATCCACCTTTAAATGGTAGATATTTGGAATTATTTGCTGTTGAAGCACCAATTCCTTCTTTTGGTGCTGATGCTGTAGGATATGCTCGTATTAATGATAATGGTGAGCTTACAAATATTTCTACAAGTGTTAATGGTAATAATTATCGATATGAGTATCCACCAAAAGTATCAATTAATAGTTTAACTGGTAGTGGTGCTTCTGCAACAGCACTTGTTAACGGTGTTAAAGAAGTTAAGTTATTGGATGGTGGTAAAGGTTATAGTGATACTAATCCACCAACTGTAATTGTTCAAGATCCAACTAAACCTGGTGCGAAAACTGCAGAAATAACAGCAACAGTCACTAATGGAGAAGTTAGTGGTTTAGAAATAGTTAATTCTGGTAGTGGATATACTTTTACACCTAGATTAACTTTTAAGCAACCAGGTGGGGCAAAAATAGGCATTCCAACGATGATTGGGGGTTCTATTAGTGGATCTATTGAAGTTTTAGATAAGGGATTTGGATATACAACTGTTCCTGAAATATATGTTGATGAACCAACAGGTGAAGATGGTATTAAAGCTTCATTACAGGCAGTAATGGTAGATGGTCAAGTTGAAAGTATTAATATATTAAATTCTGGTCAAGGGTATGAAACTGTTCCTAGAATAGCAATAAAGGATCCTATAGGTGCTCAAGTATTAGAAACTAAGGTTGATGGTGATGGAAGAGTTGTTTCTATTGAATTATTGAGTGGTGGTAGTGGATATGATGATGTTCCTTCTGTATACATCTTAGATGATAGAACAGATGGAACTGGAGCATATGCTGGTGGTACTGGAGCTACTGCAGTTGCATCAATATTCAATGGTAAAATCATTGATATTAATATTGTTAATTTTGGTAGTGGGTATAGTTCTGAACAACCACCAACAATCTTTATTCAATCTCCACCATCCGCAGAAGCTTCTGCTACAGTTGGATTGAATCAGGTTACTGGATTTACAGTAAATCAGAATGGTAGTAAGTATACAAAGGCACAATTTGAAGGTTGTGCTAGAGCAGCAAGTGGTATTACTGCATATACTGAAGATGGTAACGCAGTTTTCACAAATGACACTGTTGCAACAGCTGCAGAGGTTGATACTGCAGTAAAATGCTTAGATCAACTCTTTGTTAAGAGACTTCTTGACAAATATACAGAACAATTCCTTCCAGATGTTCCAAGTTTAGATTATACAAAGATTGATGTAAGAAATGCTATAAAATCAATTAAAGATTTTTATTCATCTAAAGGTACATCTTTTAGTATTGCATATCTCTTTAAGTTATTATATGGTGAAACTGTAAGTATTTCTTATCCAAAAGATCAAATTATTAAGCCATCCAACGCTACTTGGTCTATTGACACCATTCTTCGTGCATCTTTAGTTAGTGGTGATCCTCGTGATATTAAAGATGGACTTATAGTTCAAGAAGCTGATATTGCTGATCCTAATGTTCAAGCAGCAAGTGCTCTTGTAGAGAATTTTATTTCTATTAAAACCTCTGAATTAGAGATTTTTGAACTTGTTTTATCCGAAGAAACGATTAATGGTACTTTTACTGTACCTTATAAGACGAGATTAGGTGAGCCTTTAAACGAAACTGATAGTATTATTACAGTTGACTCTACTATTGGTTGGCCAGAAAGAAATGGTGAGTTTGTTATTGGTGATAGTGAGGTTGTACAATATAAGGAAAAATCATTAAACCAGTTTATTGAATGTACTCGTTCTGTTAATGGTGTTGTAGAAGATTGGGATTCTGCTACTGAAGTAAAGTCTAATTTTAGAATTTACATTAATAAGGGTACTCTTCAAGAAGTTGTGATGAATATTGTTGGTATCGTTGATGCTCAACAAACAACTTTAACTGATACTGGATCTTACTATCTTCCTGGTGATAAATTAACAGTTTCTAAGTTGGGTGGTACTGGTGTTGGTCCAGATTTGACAACTTGGTTATATAACGTTAAAAAATTAATTGAAGTTACATCTATCACTTATGGTGGTGTTAACAATCAATCTGCTACTGTAACTTGTGCTAATCCTCATGGTCTATTGGTTGGGGATCAGGTTACAATTTATGGTGCTAACCCAATCATCTATAACGGATCTTTCCTTGTAACATCTAGAGATGGTGAGTATGTTTTCCAATATAATTTGGTACAACCTGCTACTGTTGAACCACAAGGTAATATTCTTGTATCTATTGACCTTAATAAAGGTAAATCTCTTAATAGTGCTATTTTTAATGCTATTAGTCCTTATACTACAAACGTACAGAACTCATTCTTTAATGATGATTATGTATATGTTGCTTCTACAGGTATTCCAAACTATGAAATTGGACCTTTCCCAGGATCTGCACTTCTTCCAGGTAACCAGCGTAAGTTAAATAGGTTCCCTAAACTTGCACAAACAATTTCAACTAAAGACCTTATTAAGCCTGGTCCTATTGGTACATGGGTTAATGGTGTCTCTATATGGTCTTATAAGTCAGATTTAAGCAAGACATTTGGTGCTGTAACGAGTATTGATATATTAAATCCAGGTAAAGATTATGATGCTGCTTCTCCTCCAGCAATTACTGTATCTGGTGGTGGAGGTACTGGAGCAACGGCAGCAGTAACTGTTGATGGTTCTATTAGTGAAATTACAGTTACAAATGGTGGTTCTGGTTATACAACCTCACCATTGGTCTCTATAGTCGGTGGTAATGGATCTGGAGCTGCTGCTACGGCAATTATCACTAAAGGTGAAGTTTCACGTATTCTAATCAATACTGGAGGTACTGGATATACTTCACAACCTTCTATTACTATTGTTGGTGGAGGTGGTACTGGAGCACAAGGTACAGCTTCTGTACGTGGTCCTATTAGATCAATTGATGTTACTAATGGTGGTAATTCATATACATCAAAACCTAGCATAGCATTAAGTTCTGGTAGTGGTGCTGTTGCACAAGCTATTGTTAATAATGGAAGAATTATATCTATTGCTATAATTTCTGCTGGTCAAGGTTATACTACTGCACCTGAAATTACTATTCAAGGTGATGGATTTGGTGCTATAGCAAGAGCAACAATTGATGTTGATGGTGAAAATGCAGGTAGGGTAACTGGAATTGAGATTGTTAACAGAGGTATTAACTATCTTCAGGGTACTACAGTTATTAATCTAACTTCTGTTGGTCAAGATGCTTTATTTGAGTCAAATGTATTTGAATGGACTTATAATTTAGAATCTACTTCTATATTTGACGATGCAAGAGGTGGTGTATTTACTGGTTATAATAATGAGTATGGTGGTGAATATGCTCATCTATCTAATCCTCAGAGAATGAGATATATTTTAGGTGATAACCTTTATAAAGATGCTTATGGTAAAACTTTAGAAAAAGAAGATCAGTTAGTACACTCTCCTATTATTGGTTGGGCATTTGATGGTAACCCAATTTACGGTCCTTATGGATATACTGATCCAACTGACCAAGGATCTGCTGTAATTAGACTTAGCACTTCATTTAGATTGCAAGAAAGTCTTGTATTTGATTCAACTACTAATCCATATCCTGTTAGAAGTGATGGACCTCTTCTTACAGATGTAGATGCAAATGGAGATTATTTGTATCCTGCAGGTAAATTTGTTGAAGATTATGAATATGTCTTTGGATTAGGTGATTTAGATCAATATAATGGTCGTTTTTGTAAGACTCCAGATTATCCAGATGGTAGATATTGCTATTTTGTAACTATTGATGCTACAGAAGATGGTAATGCTTTATTCCCATATGTTATTGGACCAAGTTATAACTCTGTTGTTGATACTTGGAATCTTTCAACTAGTGCTGTACAGCAAAATATACCTTCTGGTGTTGTAAGATATAGAGATCCTTATGAAAATGTTGATATTGATGTTGAAAGAACACCAAATGCTTCTACTGCAGCATTAACAACTGAAGATGGTGATATTTTGATGTTTGAGGTGGAAGATGTTAACCGTGATGGTGTTATTACTGCTGATGAAACTGCAGATCCTGCTCAAATGTTTGAGGAGTCACCATTACAACTCTTTGATTACTTCCCTAAAGTTAAGTTTGACTCTAAAGTTGATATTGAAGTTGAAACTATAACTAAGTTTGAAGATGCTTCAGTAACTGGATTTACTATTGAAAACCCAGGTAAGAACTATCAGGTTGATGATATACTTACATTTGATAATGAAGGTACTGATGGAGCTGGTGTTTCTGCTCGTATTTCTAGAATTAAGGGTGAAGCTATAGATTCTTATACTTTTGAGAATGTTAATGGATTGAATTATGGTGTTTTAGACACTAATGTTCCTCATAATTTAGTTGCTGGTGATGAAGTATTCGTAGATTATACTCCTATAATGCAAAATACGAACAAAACTTTTGTTGTTCGTCAGATTAAAGGTATTGAGTCTATTGTAATTGAACAATCTGGTTCTGGATATGATGAAGAGATTCCACCAACAATTATTATTGATGGAGATGGTAAATCTGGTAAGTTAGAAGCAGTAGTTAGTTCTGTAGGATCTATTGATACTGTTAATATTATTAACTCTGGATCAGATTACACAACAAGTCCTCGTGTTATATTAAGTCATCCACAGATTTTCAAAAAAGCAGATTATTTTGTAACAACGATATCAAATAACAATTATGTTTCTGTTAATGATGTCTATGTTAATGAAGAAAAAGAGACATACTATTGTGGTAAAACAAAAGATGCTACTGGAAATACCGTTGCATTTATATCTAAGCATTCTGCTTTAGGTGTTAAAGAATGGGAAAGAACATTAGAAAGTACGGATGGTCAATATTATACAGAATTCCAAAAGTTATATGTCAATAAAAATCCATTTACTAATGATGAAATATGGGTTGTAGGTAATAATAGACCAAATGCAAACCTTTTAGATGTTTATAATCCAGATATTATTCTATGTAAGTATACTCAATCCGAAGATGGATTAGATGCTACTCTAGATTTCCAAAAGGGATATGCTGGTATATCTGGTGCTAATCGTGCAGATTATGTTACTTGTATTGAGAAATACTCTGATATTCGTTATGTTATTGGTGGTTATACAAATACAAACTCATTAAACCCTGATGATGCCTTTATAGCATCTATCGACACTACAGGTAATTTTGCTGTTAAGAGAAAGATTGCATCTGGAACTTTATCCGAAAGATTGACGGATATGATAATCATTGAGGATAGTGTCTATTTCATTATGGAAACTGCCTCTGGTCCAGATTCTAAGGATATTAATGTAGCTTTTGGTAAAGCAACGATTGGTATTAATGCAATAACAATAGATTGGATAAAAGAATTAAGTAATACAGTTTATTCTTTCATAAACACTAGTTTAACAATAGATGAATTTAATGAATTTTATATTACTGCAACTTGCAGACTTAAGTCTGATGATACTACTAAAGATAGTTTCTGGGTAGGTAAATTAAATACTGATGGTAATATAATTTGGAATTATCGTTATCTTGCTACTGGTAGAGAATTAACTCTGGTTGATAATTCTATTATTGATATATTTGGTGATCTTAATGTTGCATATACAAAAGATGATCAAGTTACTAGAAAAACAACTGTAGGAACTGTTAAGATTGGTTATGATGGTACTATGAAGAAGCATAGTACAAATGAGTTTAATCAGAATCAAGTTGAAGGTATTACTGCAAAAGCACTTGCTGTAGATGTATCTGGTGATGTATACATTTACGGTCAAACTCAATGGAATAGAAATGAGTTTATTTTAGATTTTGATGATGGTGGATCTCCTCTTACTGATCTTGCTTCTCATTATACCATTACAGATCAAAGTGCTAATAATTCTATACGTTATGTGAGTGGTGTAGCAAAGATTGATGGATGTAATGTACCAGCTAATACTCAAACTACTTGGGAAAATGGTCATATTAAAGCATCTTCTTCTGAATTGGGTACTACATTGGATGGAGACTTTACCATTCAGATGATGGTATACATCGATGGAGATTCTGGTCTTCCATTTAGTTTAAGTCAAAATTTAATGACTTTATGTCAGATTGGTAGTTCTCAGGATCCTACTGGTGGTCTTTGGTTGGGATTTGGTACAGGTCGTGGTTTAGATTTAACAATTGCTAATAGTTCAACTCAACTTGTTAATGCTACTGCTATTTCAAGTGCTTCTTCTGTAATGCTTAATAATACTTGGATTTCTGTAGCAATAACTAAGTCTGGGAATTTATTCTCGTCATTTGTTAATGGTATTCAAGTAGCTAGTGGAACTATATCAAACACATCATTTGCTGGTAAGGATCTATACTTTGGTGTTGGACCTGGATTTGGTGCTGGTGTTAATGACTTTGCTAAAGATACACAAGGTCAATTCTATCTTGATGATGTTAAATTAAAGAATAGAGCAATAACTCCTACTTCACCAGCTGATATAAATGGACTTCCACAAGCATCTCAGTTTGGTTTTGGTTATTCTTGGACAGATACTGCTTGGTTTGATGCTCAAACAAGAAGATATGAATCTGAAGATTATATTGGTTTTGGTTTAAAAATTGATAAAAATGCTGATTCGGATCGTTTAGGTGATCAAGGACTACAAACAAATACACAGATTGGATTTGCAAGGGCAGATATTGCTCCTGTTACTGGAACTACTTTAAGTATTGGTAGTACTGGTTTTGAATTAGCAGAAGCAGGTTTCCAATCATTAGACTTTGATGATGCTACAACAACTATGTCTCAGGATACAGAGGCATTAACTTATGTTGCTGATATTTGGAGTGCTAGAACTTCAACTGTTCCTTCTCCAGGATCTCAAAAATTAAAGGTATCTGCTGTTGTTAAGGATAGGTACTATATTAAACCTACATCCACAGTTGTTATTAATAACATACAAGAACTTACTTTAAATCAGTCATTTGATTTTACAGTTGGTGCTAAATTAGTACTTCAAAATCCTAACGGTACGTTTATTAATAGTGGTTATATTATTAAAAAGGATAATTCTGCTAATAAAATATATCTTGCTATTATTCACAATCCTTGGACTGATGATTTGGATAATGGTGAATTAATTACACAACAATTCAGTGAGCAAGATAGTTATGGTATTATTGGTCCTCTTCCAAATGATGTTAATGAAATTAAGAATTATGTGTTTACTGAGATTAATAACACAACTCCAGGAACATTTGATATAGATCTTTCTACTTTTGATGCACCTTCTGATGTTGGTGGAACTAATAATTTAGATGATTTTGCAAAATTAAAGGAATTTGATGTAAATGACTATTCAATTAGAATAGATGAAGTTTCAGGTGGATCTACATATATTCCTGGATCTGTTGTTGATATTACTTCTAGTGATATAACATTTAATACTGCTTATAGCACATGTCAGATTACCAATTTGGCAGGTGTTCTTAAGATCACTTTAACTGCTAATTTAACAAAGATTCTTCAAGTTAGTTCTGTTGCTAATACAGATGAAGTATACTGTATTACCTCTACAAGTCATTACTTAAGTAATGGTGAAATGATATATGTTGATGGTAATCCAGCACAAGAATTTGGTGGAACTACCTATGATGAATATGATGGTGCTTTCCCAGTATTAAATGTTATTAGCCCGTTAGAATTTACATATAAGTTAGATCAAGCTGCTGTAACTTCTCCTTCTACAATAGCATCTAATGTTGACATATTTGTTAAATCTCCTGTCTTAAAAATGTACAATGGTCATCAATATTTGTTTGACCTAAGTCACTCTTCAATGGTTGGTGGTAATTTATCATTCTCTAAAGATAATCTTTATAAGTTGGAATATTCATTCAACTCTATTGAAAGAATTGGTATTCCAGGTGTAACTGGTCAAGGACAACCTACACCTACAGTTAAGTTAAAAATTGATCCAGATATTGTTACTAATATTTCATATTATTTTGATCCTTCCAGAACTGGAGATGATTCTCCTGTAATTGAAGGTAGTTATCTTGATGTTACAAATTCTCCTTATACAGGTAACTTTGTAATTTCAAGTACTGCTGGTGCAACTATTACCGAAGGTGCAGATGTATTCAAATTCCTTCTTGCTAATGAACCTGAAGGTGATGCAAATGTAAATCAGGCATCTTACAGTACAAGTTCTCTAAAAGCAGTTGGAGCTATCGCAGATGTTCGTATAGTTAATCCTGGCGGATTCTATACCAAATTACCTATTGTTACAGATATACAATCAACAAGAAATATAGAAAGAGTTCAAATTAATGAACCAGGTACTGAATATGCTGTTGGTGTTTATAATTCTGTTCCTATATTAGGTGATGGTGAAGGTGGTTTAGTTAGTATTGTAGTTAATGATGGATCGGATGAAGATGGTATTACAATTCCAGGTCAGATACAAGAAGTAGTTGTTACTTCTCCAGGTAAAGCATATACCACTGCTTATATTGATATTGAATCAATTGATGGTATTCTTGGACCTGGATTACAAGGATCTGGTGCAGAATTAACTGTTGTTATTCCTCCTTTTGGTACTGAAGCATCTATTTTCACTAAAGGTGATAAAGTTGGTAAGATTAAGAAACTTAAGAATAATAACTTTGGTTATGATTATCCTCATGACTATACTTTACGTCCTGAGATTACATTCCCAATAAATGCTCAGTTAACTTCTACAAGTATTCTTGAAAGTATTACCGTTACAAATCCAGGTTCTGGATATTCATTAGCACCTACTGTAATAATTCAAGGTGGTGGTGGATTTGGTGCTCAAGCAGAAGCATCTATTAAGAATGGTAGATTGGATAACATTGTTGTTAAAGATCCTGGTGCTGGATATTCTTCTACACCACAAGTTAGTTTAAGATCTTCTTTCAATTATGTTGTTAACTTAGACTTAGGTTTATTGCAATTTGCATATCCTCATGGAATACCTAATGGTGCTGAACTTACATTGGCAGTGACTGATACTGGAGATGGGGCTGATTTCCCACTATCTGCTGGTGCTACTGGTCGTCTTAATGGAGTTACTACTTACTATGCTATTTCTGGTTCAGCAAATTCACTAGAAGATGATCAATTAAAAATTGCTATTACTGAAGCTAACGCAGAACTTGGTGACGCACTTACATTTGTTAATGCTGGTGAAGGTCGTCAGAGTGTATTAACTGAATCTTTCGGTGGTGCTGCTGAAGCTAATGTTATCACATCTACTTTCTTAGAAGGTGAATTGGTTTATCAAGGAGAATCTTTAGAAGTTGCTACTGCAACTGGATATGTTTCTACAAACTCTGGTTGGCAAGTTGGACCTAGAATTCTTAAGATTGTTGATCATGATGGTGTATTTGCAGAGAGTGAAAGAATAACTGGTGTTATTTCTAAGTCTTCTGGTATTATTAGTGATCTTAAAGTTGCTCGTGGTGTCTTAGATATTGGTTCTATCACTAAAACTACTGGTCAATTTATCGATGATGTTGGTAAGCCATCTGAAATCATTCAAAAGATTCAAGACTCTTACTATTATCAGGACTTCTCTTATGCTGTTAAGTCTGCTGTTTCTATTAGTGAGTGGAAAGAAATTCTAATCAGAAATGTTCACCCTGCATCGTTTAAGGTGTTTGGTGAGTTAAACTTAAATGAATATGGTCAAATTCCTAATAAGGAGACATTCTTCCAGTTAACTAAATCAGTTGAACTTGCTCAAGAAGCAGTTGTTCCTAATATTCAAAGTTTTGCTCTAGTTGAGCCAATTTATTCAGAATTTAATAATACTGAAGTTTTATTCCGTCAAAAGAGATTGACATCTTCTGAGAATATTCTAACTTCTGTTGTTCAACGTGTTGATAATATTGATCACTTATTTGATGGTGAAAGAATTGCATTCCCATTAACAGTTGAAGGTGGAACTGTAGTTGCTAATGCAAACCAGTTAATGATTGTTCTTAACGGTATTGTACAAAATCCAAATACAGCATTCCAGATACAAGGTGATTCTATAGTATTCTCTGAACCACCTTCACCACCTGCTAGTGTTAAATATGCTAATCTTACTATTAGTCAAATTCAAACATGGGATTTAACATGGACTAACCAAAGTGGTATTTACCCTCTTATTGGTAATAGTCTTGTTGGTACTAGCTCACAAGCTAGATTGATTGTAACTTCAGTTACTGGAGATATTATCAGTGGATATATGGATGAAGGTACATTCATTCCTGGTGAATTATGTACTGTTTCTGCAACAGGATTCTCTGGTAATCTAGTTGATATTACAGCTGTTTCTAATATTGGATTATATATTTACGGAGAAACAGTTACTAATCTTCAAGGTGATACTGCTAAAGTTGAACAAATTAACTTAGAAACTGGTGCTGAATCTCCAGTTTGTGATTTACGTTATGCTATTGGACCTTCTACTACTGAATTTGAAGTAGTTCCTGTTGATGGTACTGGACCACTTCCTGCTGGAACCATTGATGTAGCAGAGAATGATGGATTCAGAATTGGTTCTGAAATTATGGAAGTACTCTCAGTTGTTGATGGATTTGATTCCACAACATTAACTGTAGTTAGGGGTACGTTAGGAACTCAGGCAACTGCCCAACAAGAGGGTTCTCCAATGTATAGTACTGATATTAATGTTACTGAGGCTCTTACATTAAGTAAGACTGCTGGTACATATCAGTCTACACCAGGTCTTTATAATATTCAATTGAATGATGTTATTATTGGTGCTAAATCTGGTACTGTATCTAGAGTTACAACTGCTAGTGTGTATCAAGATCCTGTTACTGGAGAGTTTATTGGTCAGGTTGATATTTCTCCTGGATCTTCATTCTTTGGACTACTATTCAACAGAATTACATCTACATCTTATCCAAACGTAGTTATAGATGATATTTCTAAGTCTCAGATTAGTATTGTTGATTTCACTGATAATGCAACTGCATATAACACTAACTTCCCATCAAATGAGATAGTTAGTAACTATATCATTCCTTACTCTAATGCAGTAGGAACATTACAAATTGGTGAAGATATTCGTAACTATAAGATAGAATATGGTAATAATACTGGAGAATTTATTGCTGGTGAAGCTGGTAGAGTTAGAAAGATTTCGATGTATGATAAGGAAGGTGATGGATTCTTCAATGCAGGTCAAATAATTAGAACTCGTGATACTAAGGCTGAGGTTATTGGATATAACCAAGCACGTGGAATTGTATACTTAGGTAAGATTGGTAGAAGTAAGTCAAATGGTGAAGATTATTTCGAGTTTGACTTTGCAAATGATGCTAAAATTTCTTCCACACAGAAGAAGTTTGGTAATACTTCACTTCAATTAGATGGTTCTGGAGATTATATCAGTGTTCCATCTACAAGTGAGATGGCTTTTGGTACAGGTGAATATACTATTGAATTTTGGTGCAGACCAGATACTGCTGCATTAGCAGGTTTATCTGAAATTTATGATACTAGAACATCTGATCCTGAAATCTCTGGTAGAATTTATTTAAATGGTGCTCAGATTCGTTATAATGTTAATGGTTCTGATGTTGTAACTTCTGGTGCTACTGTAATTCCAACTAATAATACTTGGTATCATATTGCTGTAAGTAGATCTGGAACAACGGTTAAGTTATTCCTTGATGGGGTTGAAGTAGGATCTGGTACAGATAGTAGTACATATGTTGCTAGACCAATTAGAATTGGATCTAGTTATGCAGCAACCAATTCATTTGCTGGATATATTGATGAGTTTAGAATTTCTGATGTAGCAAGATATACTGCTGCATTTACTCCTCCTGCAGGTATTCATCAAGGTGATGTTGATACTAAGGTGTTATTACACTTTGATAGTTCTGATGGAGATAAGTTTGTTGATGATTGGTCTGGTGGAGAATCATTTAGTAATAAGGAATACTTCAATAATGATCCTATTGTAGCTTCTAGACGTTATATTGGTAAGCATACTTATACTGGTGGTACTGTAAGTGGTGCTGTTATTATTCAACAAGGTATAATTGAAAAAGATGTAACTGATGCTACTTACAATGGTTTAACAGGAGATTTAGTATTAACTATAGGATCTCATAGTTACACAACATCAAATACTATTAAGATTGTTCCTAATTCATTAACATTTACTTGTGATATGGATAATAATGCTACTCAGCATACTTATCCACGTATAACTGACCCTGTATATGATACAGCAATTGCAATTACTGCGGTAACTGCTACTACAATTACAGTTAATGTTGGTGTAGCAATTCAACAAGGATTTGTTAAGAATACTCACAGATACAATAATGCTGGTCAATTAATTCTTAAGAACTTAGAATTTATTGCAAAAGAGATTGTATACATGATTAATCAGAAGTTCCCTAACTTTACTGTTATTGGTGGGGATGTTAATTGTGAGGATGATGTTAAAGATATCTGTAGATCTATCGTAGCAGATATGCGTAATGG